TCTGATGCAAGTATGCCTAATCCTGCTTGAGCTAAAGCCATATACTTATCAAAGTTTCTATCTTTATCTAATCCAGCCTGTCTTTTTAATAACTCTTGCTCTATTGATAACGTTTCAGGCTTCTCAGAAGTTAAATTTAACTTCTGTTCAGGCTTCTTTTCTGGGATATTTGCAGGCGCATCATTAACTGCTTGATCTATTCCTGTTGTGTCTTCTTCTGTAATTGTTCCTTCTTCTACATCATCTGAGCCAAAATAATTAAATGGATTTAAATATCCTCCTAATGTATCAAGATTGTCTAATGCAGCCGGAAAACTTCCTCCAATATAATTTACTAAGCCATCGCCAAACTTAGAATCTTCTTTAGGTAATCCATCTTGCGCTCTTATAACCCCACCTTCTGCCATAGCTTGAGGCTCTACAGCTGGTGATTTTTTATTAAAAATGTCTGCAAAAGCGCCTAATCCTGCTATTGTTGAGTCAGGTCTTCCATATGTATTTCTACCGGGTCTTTGTGGGCCCTTACCACCAAACCCTAAAGGTTGTCCGCCCATAACTGAACCTGTGTTAAAAGGTGATCCACCAAAACCATTAAGAGGTCTTCTGTATTCCATGTCTGTCATAATTGGATTAAAAGGTTGTTGTATAGGCATAGATGGTCTTGGCTGCATAACATTTGAATTCATTTTACCCATATTTTGCGCTACTGTGCCTAACATTTCTTGATTACGACTAACGCTCTCTGCTATTCCTTCTAATAATCCTCCTTCAGCATATCTTTCTACTTCTCCTCCAGTCCTCATAGACTTAGGCATCATAGAGCCAATACCTTCAGAATCTGCGCTTGCTGGAGCCATAGCTTCTGGCATACCCATCATACCTGATTGAGGCACACCTGCTGATGCTACGGCTTCTTCTGCTACTGTAGGTTGGTTTTGTGCTTGTCTAGCTTCTAAATCACCCTTAACTCTTTTTCTTCTGTTTAACTCAGATAGAACAAGAAACTGTGGTGTAGTTCCACTAGGTTGTTGCATTTCTTTTACAAGTTGATCTTGAGAGAAGTTTTTTAAATCATCTTGAACTTGTAATAGATTCATCATTATCCTGTTATCCCTTTATATAAACCAAGACCAGCTATGCCTGTTCCTAACAAGTCTTGGAAAGGGTCTCTATTTTGTAGCTTGGTTGTCTCTGTAGACGGTTGAACTGGAACACCTCTTAATATTGAAGATAAGAATGTAAGGTCTTCTCTTGGCATATCTCTTTGCCTTACAAAGTCTTCATATGACAAGTCTAATCCTGCTTGCTCTCTAGCCATTCTGTCTTTTGATATCTTTTCTAATAATTGAGCTGACTCTATATCACCTGCTCTTGCCTTTTCACCAAGTGCTGCAAGCTGCGCTGATTGACCAGATAGACTTTCTGCGGCAGATAGTCCCATCTTTTCTGCTTGCGCTCTAGCATCTCTGTCTGCTCCAAATTGTTGTTGCGCCTGCTCAAATGCTTTTTGCTGACCTGTGGCTTGTATTTCTGCAAGTTGTCTTTGTAATCCTTCGCCTGCTAATGCTTGTTGTACACCTTGTCTAGAGCCACCAAATGCACCAGCTTGATTAGCTGCAAAGTTACGATCAGCTTGACCTCTATTAAAATCTAATAAAGCTTGGTTTTTTTGTACATCTAATACGTTTTGTAAGTATGGAGACATGTATTTTTGAGCTTGTGCAGAATCAAAGTCTTGAGACTGATATCCCATACCAGATAAAGCTCTATTCATACCTGCAGATGTACCTGCTTGTGCAGTGTCTAATCCAGCTATACCACCTTCTGCGGCTGCTCTTGCCATCTCTCTTGATCTAGCTGTATCTGTATTCTCATCAGCAAGTCTTTGTCCTTCATATGGAGTATATTCACGCTTAGACTCAGCTTCAGCCCTTTTCATCATGTCAATAGCATATGGCTCAAAGTATTTAGGTAAATTACTTTGTACTATATTTTGTTCTGTTTGTTGTGGCGGTGCCTTAGAACCTTTACCCATTATCTATCTCCATTTTGTAAGCAATATAATCTGGCTCCCAGTTATATCTTTTTAATACTCTACCCCATGCTTTTCTACCGTAACCTTCTAAAGCACAACAGTCACAGTCTGTAGCAAATTTTGTTAATTTTTCCATAGCAAGTGGCATCCATTCAGACATTCTATTGCCACCTATCCAATCCATAGCTAAAGATTTCTTGTTAGGATATGCAATCACTCTTGTTGTTATACCAGCTACCACTTTGTTTCCTTCTAATTCTTTGTCTATAGCAAGCCATAAACTATAAGTACCATTCTCTATATCACGGTAAATATCATCTATGTGAAACTTACCATTACTTGTAGCAACTGCCTTTGCAAGCATCGAAGCTACATCCTGCCAAACAACGTCTAGAGCTTCTCTAGGTATTGCTGTGAAGATCATGCAGGTAACATCATCTCGTCAGGTATCGCAGGTGGCTGTGTAGTTCCACCAGTTCTTAATTCTCTAACTCTATCCATCATATCTTCTAGCTTATTAGAGCCTGCATCAGATGAACCGTTTCCTATACCACTAACAACATCAGCAGGAACAACAAACTCCCCGTCACTAAGTAAAACATCTTGATCACCTTCCATAGTAGCTGGAACCATATCTGCCATGCCGTCACCAGCACCTTCTATCTTACCGTCTCCTTCTTGCGGACCAGCTGGAATGTCACCAGACTGAACTCTTGCTACAAGGTCTTGTAAGGCCTCTTGACCAAATTGTGATACAAACTGTGCTAGTATTACTTTTTGTTGATCAGGGTCGCTTATTTCGCCTTGTATAACGTCTATAGCGCCACTTATTAACTCTTTGTCATTCATGCCATCTTCAGACATACCACCAATGCCCATATCCATAGGAGACATGCCCTCATCTTCTAATGGACCACCTTCTGCATAGTTCTTTGCAATTCTATAATCAAACTCACCTTTTTTGCCACCATCATAACCCATCTCAGGAAATACTGATGTATTCTTAATAGGCATACCTCTTGGCATTACAGGATCATCTTCTTTTGGCCTTTGATATTCTGGCATTTGCATTGAGTCAGACATCATACCACCTAAACCAGCACCTATAGCCTCTGGTCTAGTTAACATATCCATAAAGTTAGCTCCAGCACTTGGAGCCGCCCCAACGCCCATTGATTGACCTGCTGCTGCTAAATCTGCCGCAGGACCTGTAGACAAAGCATTAGCACCTTGAATTGTTGAAGGATTCATTGATCCTAATGCATCAGATGTTCCCGGCATGCTTCCACCAAATTTACCACCAAGAAAACCACCAAGACCACCTAAAGCAGCACCTCTTAAAGCATCTTGTGTGTCACCACCTTGCAACAATGATCCTATTCCGCCTCCTATAGCGCTTGCTACCATAGGGCTAAAGCCTAAAGGTCCTAATATAGCTGGTGCGGCTAAACTAAATATTGTTCCTATCATGCTACGCTCCTACTGCTTTCATTCTGCTTATTAATCTTTCTGCTCTGTTAGGCACTTGCGTTCTCCATTTTGAGTTATGCATTTCTTTTGATGCAGATTCCCAATCACCTTTATTTACAGCCAGTTTTAGTTTACTAAACTTTGAGAGTCTTGTGTACCCCAAATTATACATCATATTGCATAATATTAATTTTACTTCTTCTGGTAGTTTATAAAAATCTTTATATAACTTTTCACAATCTTCTATTGTTCCTAGTATATCATCATTAAAACAGCTGTTTATACGCTTCCTGCTTACTGCCGTGCCTACTGGCATACCATATTCTGGGTCTGTCTTTTTTACAAGGTGACCTATCCCAAAAGTTGGTAATTTTAAATGATCGAGGTATATTTCAGGTACATTTCCCTCATCTGCTTCTATCTCTTCTCTTAATTGATCTATATCCACAACTATCTCCCTTGTCTTTTTCTTAAACAATTTACATGTTTGTAATAAAAATAATTACCTATCTTATTAAAAAACTTTGATAACGTAAGCCAATGCCACAACATCATTTTGTTAACCCCTTGTACTTTTCAAAACTGCGAAGTCCGCCCAATCCTAGCATTCCCATCAAAACCGTCATAAGTGAACCCATATCAAAAGTTGGAAGCTCTGGTATTTCTACTGCTAAATAAGAACAAATAAACATAGTAACAGGCGCAAGTACGAAGTGCCAACATAGGGCAATACCGCATGTCCAGCCAACAAAGGGGCGCCAGCCGCTTACAAAAATAGACCTATGTGTGGCTTCTGCCTTATTTATCTCTATCTGGCCTTTTGCCAGTTCCTGTGCATGATTCTCTGCCATTGTTGCCACCTCATGTGCCAACTTGTTTTTCATGTCTTTATCTTCTATAAACTTGCCAAGAAGATTAGATACAGGCCCTATTAACGCCGTAA